ACCCCCGCCGCTCGAAGCCAGCACACGTCATACATTGCATTGTGGAATAGTTTTACTGAATCAGAAGAACATACATCTTTAATCCAATCCATGACTTTATTTTTTTCTAAATTACCACCCCCTTGATGAGCAATTGGATAATAACCAGACCAACCATCAACAGCTACAGCGATACCTACAATTTCTCCATTACCAATAATTGCACCAGATCCTCTTATTTTAAGATCAGGATCTCTAGTTTCTAAATCGATTGCAATATATTTATAATTTTTTAAATCAGGAAAACTTTCCGGACAAATCCATTCTTTTTGAGCTTCAAATATCATTTATGCTAATACCATTATTAAAAAACAATAAATACACAACACTGTAAATAATCCTAAATCAAACACTGCCATTTTATTTCTCCTCATTGTTATAATCTCTTTCTATTATCATTTGTATGTAATGAATTGCTTTTAAAAGATCTTGCTGACCACCTTTGTCTTGATGTCTGCAAATATATTTAATTGCATTACCTTCAGCAAACAGTATCTTATTCTCATTGATAAATCTAGATGGCTGTATCTTATATTTTTTATAATGTGATCCACCTACTTGTTTAAAAAAAACTTTGTTACTCATAATATTGGATCTCCTATGTTGTAGTGAAACTCTTCAGTTGGCTGCATAATGTATAGATTCTCCTTTGTTCTGGTTACACCCACAAAAAATAATCTATGCTCAGGATCAGAATTTTTTAATGCTGAATCATATATTACTTTCTCAAGATCAGTGAACAATACAACATTGTCGCATTCTTCACCTTTCACACCATGTATTGTGGATACTTTAATTCTTGGCTTACTAAATAAATCATCACCATTATCTAATAATGATTTTATGTATAACTTACTTTGATCTTCAATATTTAAATGTTCCCAGCTGCCCGACACTAGCAACCCGTGATCTAACATTAGATCATCAATATCAACATAGTCTACAGCATCTAATGATTTACCTGTGCCATAACCATATTTAACTAATTTATCTTTGACATTTAAATATTTATAAATTGATTTAGCTTCTTCAGATCCAACAGTTGCACCATCATTTAATCTCTTCCAAATTCTATACGCTTCTAATAATGAATTTGGCAATAAGTCATTGATTTTACTATCAAATCTTAGGTTTAAAGAAGTTAAAAAATCTCTTATCGGATATAACATTTTATTAGTTCTAGCTAAAATCATCCAGTTTCCTGAACTAAAATCTAAATTATCAATAGATTGATTCCAGCTAACACTTCCTTCAGCATCTCTTGGTAACCAAGCTTTAATCATTCTATTATCTATATTGTCTAAGATACTTAATGCTACTTTATGAACTGCTTTTGGAACCCTTCTTGATTCAATCCTTGGATCCATTTCACCTTTTAAACCCATGAATATATCTTCAGAAGCACCTTGGAATGTGTATATTGTTTGATCGTCATCCCCTGCAATGAAAGATCTTTCACATTTTGATTCAATGTAAAAGAACATATCCCATTGCAGAGGATTCAGATCTTGTGCTTCATCAAGGAAGACAGCGCTGAGTGGAGGGCACTTATCTTTCTCAATAAACTGTTTAATCATATCAGAGAATTCAACCATCCCTGTTTGTTCTTTATATGTTTTTAAATCTGCATTTATTTGTTCTGTTAACCATACATCAACAAAGTGATGTAGATCTAATTGTATTGCAGCTTCATCAATTGAAATATTTTTAGCTCTTGCATATTCAATAATCTTCATGTGTTGATTTTTATATTGTGGAACTCCAGAGTCACTTATGAAAGATTCAAAAGACATATCTTTACATATTTGTGAAAAATTTTTAAATGAATTCCATTTATCGTCTTTTAGTAATTGTGTAGTAGTGTCTATATTTAATTGTCTTGTTCCTAATGTGTGCATTGTAGAAACATATGGAAAATCTTTTTTAACATCAAATTTAGGAAACATATTTCCTATTCTTTTCTTGGCTTCATCAGCTGCTGCATTACTAAATGTAATGTATGCAATTTTATTACTTGGAGTTTTATATTCTTCAAGTTCTTTTCTTAAATAATGATTAGTTAAGTGATATGTTTTACCTGTTCCTGGAGGTCCTGGAATTATTACTCGTTTCATTTAAATGCAGGCTCCTTCATTTTATTCTCTCTAACATTTGGTTTATCTAATTTAATAGTTTCCATCTTCATAGCTCTAACTGATTCTTTATCTATTTTAATTGTACTTTCTTTTGCACTAAATAAATCATCCAATAGTTTTGTTGTTCTTTGTTTTTGTATTGTCCAAGATTTAGATCTTTGCATGTATTTCCAAAAATCTTTAAATTTAAAATAAGTAATTCCATTTTCTGTAAATGGTAATCCTCTTTTTAAATCATCTATCTTCTTGCCTGGAGCTTTGTTAATGAAGTCAGCAAGTAAATCTTTTATTTGAACATCTATCTTAGATGAATCTGGCGCATCTAATACTTGAAGCTTTTCAAATAGTTTAACTAATTGCTTTCTCCATATAATTTTTCCTAATGGAAGCATTGGTTTAGATATTTGATTCATACAGGCTACTGAAAATTTCTCAGGGTCATGTAATGTAATGTCGTCTACTTCAACACTTAATCCATCTATATTAACAAAATATAAGGGAGGATCTGATGGATATTTACTTATTCCTGTTATTTCCGGAGGTGGAACATTGTCCCCAACCCCAAATTCTCTTTTAGAACAAACTTTAGAATTACAAAAACTAACAATTGGTTCTAATTTACATTTATAAAGATAATCTTTTTTACCTAAAGACTCTATTGATTTAGTCATTTCTGTATGTTTAAGAGGTGGTTTCATGTATTGTTCATTATAAACATACATTTTTGATTCCCATTCATTTGGAAATCTTTTCTTTAAATACACACCAATGTTATACATCATGTCATTTCTTCCACCCTCTGGCATTCCATCCTTTAATATTGTTTGTAAACAAGGTGGTGCACCTTTTAATAAATCATCTGTATTATCTGTTTCAGAAATTTTTAAATTAACTAAATCTTTTTCAGTTAAAGCATACTTGTCGTATAGTTTAAAAAACTGTTCTAATTTTAAAGCTTCACCATCATCATCAAATGCAAATCTAACTGATTTATCATTTCCATGATAAGGAACATTTAAAAAACTACCTGTGTCTCCTCTATCTGCTCTAATGTAATCTTGTTTAGGAAATATTTCTGCTTTTGCATAACCTAATGTACTTGCAATCTTTTTTAATCTTTCTCTCATTAAACTTGCAGCAACAAATTCTTTTGCAAATAAAAATACATGAGCTCCACCTGATTTTGATCTAAACAAAATTATAGGTATATCTTTATCTCTAATCTTTTTTATAAAATCTTTATGATCAAAAGGGTAAGTGTCAATATCAATACATCCCCATTTACATCTATTGTCTTCTCTTATTGGAACTATTCCTAATGCCGGTTCATCACCATTTAAATGTCTTTGCCAAAGTAAATCAGTTACTGGTTCTTTTTTAGTAAAAGATTTAGCTTCATGTTTTCCGTTTTCAGATAATTCATCTGTAACTTTTGTTTGTCCGTATGCTGTTTGTAGGCCAGCAAATACCTCTTTGAATCTTTCTAACATTTTCCACTCTCATGTTTGGGGTGATATTTCTACCACCCCAGTTAACAATTTTTATTTACTTGCTAAGCTTTGATAGAATTGTTTTGCTCTTTCATACATAGCAGGATCATTTACAGGACCAACTTTTGTAATGTTGTATCCATACCATTGATTTCCTTTTCCAGAATTCAATACGGTATTAAGTTTGTAAACATGACTAAATGACGGTGGAGTGTATAAACCATTTTTACCCTCCAATGTAATTTGCATCATCATGGCATTCCATTTTCTGCTAACTTTACCTTGAGATGAACTCATAGATATTAAAGCAGTTTCTGTAGTACCATTGCTATCTAATATGATCACAAAATGTTGACCAACCGTAAGGATGTAATTACCATTCGGTAATCTATCTTTACCCATTTGATCTTTTGTAGTTTTAGTCAATATATCCGAAGTATCTGGATAGATTTGTTCAGGTCTTCCTGATCCTGTACCAAAATCTGACCATTCTTGAAACTCCAGTTTATAATGACAAGGAATAACATCTATTCCTTTTGAACCATCATATACTTTTTTAGTTACAGTATTTAACAACATACCGGGTTCAGCGCCTTCAATATACGCTTGATTGCGTTTTTGTCCTTCTGCTGATCCATTTTGTAAAAGTTTTAAAATAGGTAAAGCTACACTTGTATGCTTTACATTTTCAAAACCTGCGTGCGCATCACTTTCAAACAGTATTGATGAAGGTAATGGCGCGGCTTTCTTTATTGCTACTTGTTTCTCGTCTCTAGTTTCCATTTTCGATTATCTCCTAGTTATTTTTGTTTGGTTACCCGCAAACGTTTTAAATAGATCAGAGGGCATGTCCTGTCCAGATTCGACACGCTCTCTGACTACTGCCTTGAGTGTCTGAGAATGAACATTTTCCTTCTGGACTGGTTCAAATCCCTGACCTCGCGCAAGGACAGCATATTGTGCTGCCTTGTTATCTTCGCCCTGACCAAAGGTAACAGTGATATCATTTTTAATAACATCACCTAAGCCATTGTTACGAAGCCATTTAAAAGCCTGTTCTTTTCTTTGAACATAATCTGAATCAGATTCATTTATACCTTGTGCTAATGAAGCACTGTAGTAAGGTTTTACTTCTACTGATTCACCATCTTTTAGCTTTAATTTTGTAATATGCATATCCTGCATCATTGCAGGAATTTCTACTTGAGAAAGTATTTTTGCTTGTTCTTTTAATTTTTTTATACTTTCTTCTGCGTTAGCAATCTCGTCTTCTAAATCTTTTAATTTTAAAACTTTATCAGATAAAGTTTTAGCAGCATCAATTTGTGTAACTGATTCTACTCGGTCTTGTTCAAAGTTTATCGTGC